TTTGTCAACTAAAAAGGGTACTTTACTTGCCAAAGATTTGATAAAGAATAATACTTTATACATAATTTCGGCACGAAGTAGTAAAACAGGAATGATTGATAAAGCAAGAGAGATTGGAATACCTTTTAATCACATATTTGCTACAGGTTCAAATGATGCGAAAATAGAGAAGATAAAAGAGTTAAAGATACAAATACACTACGATAATAATAACGACGTTCTAAACACGTTAGGAAGCGTAGGGAAGCATATTTAATTATTGATTAACCAAAACTTATTTCAATGGCAGGAAGAGGAGGTAAAATAGAAGGTTCAGGAAGGAAACCAAAAGCAGATGAAGAAAAAGTAAATACTATTTTTTCCAATGCTTTAAAGACTTTTTATAAAGTAGATACAGATAATGAAGCTAAAGAAAAATTAGTTCATACTTTGTTAGAAAGTCAAAGAGGACAAATATTTATTAGTGAACATTTATTTGGTAAGCCAAAAGAAACTGTTGAAACTACGCATAATATAAATAACTTCGATATTAAAGAACTATTTACTATTGATAAAGATAAACAACAAATATAATCTACTTGGAAGCGATAGTAGATACTTTATAATTTCAGGAGGTAGGGGTTCAGGGAAGTCATATTCTGTGAACTCCTTTTTACTATTACTTACTTATGAAGTTGGTCATATTATTTTATTTACTCGTTATACTTTAACTTCTGCTCACATTTCAATTATTCCTGAATTTATAGATAAGATTGAAACTGCAGATTTGCATCACGATTTTAGTATTACTAAAGATGAAATTATAAATTTAAGAACTGGAAGTAAAATAATATTTCGAGGTATTAAAACAAGTTCAGGAACTCAAACTGCAAATCTTAAATCTATTTCAGGAGTTACTACTTGGGTACTAGATGAAGCAGAGGAATTAGTAGATGAAAGTATATTCGATAAAATAGATTTGTCAATCCGACACCAACAAAAACAAAATAGAGTTATACTTATACTCAATCCAACTACAAAAGAACATTTTATTTATAATCGCTTCTACGAGAGCAAAGGAATAGCAGAGGGAAGTAATTTAATAAATGGAGATACTTCTTATATTCATACTACATATTTAGACAACAAAGAAAACTTATCTGAAAGTTTTATAAATCAAATCGAACTTACAAAGAAAAACAATCCTAAAAAATTTCAGCACGTTATTTTAGGTGGATGGTTAGATAAAGCTGAAGGAGTTGTATTTACAAATTGGAGTTTTGGAACTTTTAACCCTGATAATTTACAAACTTCTTTTGGTCAAGATTTTGGATTTAGCATTGATCCTACTACTTTAATAGAAGTTGCAATAGACAAAAGCAAAAAGAAGATTTATTTATTTGAGCATCTTTACAAACCTAAATTAACTACTTCTGAAATATCACAAATTAATAAACGAGTTTGTGGTGATAGATTAATTATAGCAGATAGTGCTGAACCAAGATTAATTACAGAGATGCAAAACAATGGTTGTAATATTAAAGCAACTGAAAAAGGAGCTGGAAGTATATCTGCAGGAATAGCTTTAATGCAAGATTATGAATTAATAGTTGAACAATCATCTATAAACATAGCAAAGGAATTAAACAACTACATTTATTCAGATAAGAAAAGCGGATTAGTAATTGATAATTTTAATCACGCAATAGATGCTATACGATATAATGTATTTTTCAATTTGTCAAATCCAAACAAAGGAAGTTATTTTATTTATTAGTCGTAATACAAAAAACAATTAAATACGTTATATAATTATGAAAGTTAAAATCACAATTCCTACTTCATTAAATGAAATAACTTTGGAACAATACCAAAGATTTATTTCTATATCTGAAAAGAATGAGGAGGGAAATTTTTTACAATTAAAAATGCTGGAGATATTCTGCGGAATAGCTTTAGATGTTGCTTCTAATATGTCATTAAAAGATGTAAATGAAATTACTCAAAGCATAAATGAAATGTTTACTAAAGAATATAAACTACAAACTATATTCAAACTTGGCAATACTAACTTTGGATTTATACCAAATTTAGATGAAATTAGTTTAGGGGAGTTTAGCGATTTAGATACTTACTTTGGTAAGATAGATAAGATGCATAATGCTATGGCAGTATTATATAGACCTATTATAGATAAAAGTAAAAATAAATATCTTATTGAACCATACAATGGAAGTATAACCTATTGCGATGTAATGAAGTTTATGCCAATGGATGTAGTATTTGGTGCAATGGTTTTTTTTTACAATTTAAGCAACGAATTATTAATCAGTTCACTGAATTATTTGGAACAGAATCCACAGGTGAAAGCTTTAATAGACAAGCACAATTCGGAAATAAATGGGGATGGTATAGCTCTTTCTATGCTCTCAGTCAAGCTGATGTTAGAAGATTTGATGAAGTTTCAAGACTTAACCTTATTACCTGCCTCACATTTTTAACATTTGAAAAGGAAAAAATAGAAATAGAACAATCAATGCTAAAGAAAAATGAATAATTATTATAAAATAACGGAAGTATTAAAATATTCGCTTTTAAAAGATGGAATAATTAATAATGTTTCACAAGGTGATATTTTTAACGTTGATATTAATAAGCCAACTATATTTCCTTTAGGTCATATTATTATAAATACAGCAGCACAAAGCGAAAGTGGAAATACAAATATCTTTAATGTTTCTGTTTTACTTATGGATGTTTGCGATATAAATAAAGAAGAACCTTATGATTTATTTTATAACAATGATAATGAAGCAGATATTTTAAATACTCAATTTGAAGTAGGTAACAGATTATTAACTTCTTTGCGTCGTGGTGAACTTTATGATTTAGGATATAGATTGAATGGTTCGGTAAACTATGAAGCATTTAGTGATAGATTTGAAAATAAAATAGTTGGTTGGACTTTGACTTTTGGAATTGAAACGGCAAATAATATGACTATCTGTTAATGGTAAATTTAGAACATACACAAAAAACTTTAGAAAAGTTTAGAGATTATGTGATACAACAATCACGCAGTAACTTGACTAAAGATAATAAAAATGCTTCTAAACAACTTTATGATAGCATTACAGGTAATGTAAAAGTTTCTGCTAATAGTTTTCAATTAGATTTTGATATGTCTATTTATGGGCAATTTCAAGATAAAGGAGTTCAAGGTTCAAATCCTTCAGGAATTAAAGGAGGAATACAAAAAGCCCCAAATAGTCCTTTTAAGTTTAAAAGTAAAATGATACCAACTAAAGTGTTGGATAAATGGGCAATTAGAAAAGGAATAGCACCAAGAGGTAAAGGTGGAAAGTTTACAAATAGAGAAGGAATAAAATTTGCATTAGCAAAAAGTATAGCATTGCAAGGTTTAAGACCAAGTTTATTTTTTACTAAACCATTTGAAGCAGGATATAAAAAATACATTGATGAAGATTTAATAAATCAATTTGCTTTAGATGTAGAAGATTTAATGAAATACTCACTAAAAGATATAAAATAATGAATATATTTAATTGCAGAAGTCCTAAAATAATTGATATTGATGGAGATAGTCATCAAACTTCAACAGAATTAAAGATAGAAATTTTTGATTTTGATGACAATTTATTATTGTCTAAAATTATTAGCAAACTTGCATTTAGTCCAGATAATTATATTAATTATTATAATATAAGTCCTTTCATTTATGATATTTTAAATACTTTAGAAACAAGTTTAGCTGCAGTAAAAGTAAATATAACGCCTTATTATTATTTAGGAAGTACAATTTATCATTTAGATACTTTTGAATTTATAGGGGTTAATGGTTATAATAATTATAATACAACTTTATTACCTATTATAGGTAAATATTATATTTTATATAATAATTTTTATAAAAATAAATCTATAAATTATAATAGAAACAATATAGATGGAGATTTTGAAGAAAAAAATATTCCTACTATTGATGTTATTTTTGATTTTAATGGTAATCATGATGAATATGTTATAACATATAATTCAAATAGTTATATAACTAATATTACAATAACTAATAATGATAAATATTATTACGCAAGAATACCAATGTCTATAGATAATGCACATTATGAAAATAATAATTCATTTACAATAAGTAGATTAGATTTAGATGAGTATGTACCATTATTTAGCATAAATTTATTTAATCTATGCGAACCAAAATATACTCCTTTAAATTTAAAATATATAAATAGAAAAGGTGGTTTACAAAATTTAACTTTATTTAAAAATAGTACTCAAAATATTGAGGTAAAAGGTTCAGAATATAATACAAATACTTTTATAAGTTATCCTGAATACAATCAAAGTTTAGGACAGAAAAGAATATTTAATAAAAATGGAACTAAAACAATTAAATGTAACACTGGTTGGATAGAAGAAAATGAAAAAGAAAATATTTTAGATATAATGCTTTCTGAAAATTTATTATTGAGTTACTATGAATTAATTGATTATAGTGGTATTCAAGAAAAAT